CGTTACAAAGAAAACTATGATTCTTCTAAGAATTATCCTAAGTATTCTGGTGTAATGCAACTTACAGAAGAACAAATTATCAAGCTATGTACTTATGTACAAAAAGCAAAACCAGAACATAGCGACTTTCATGGAGAAGGTGTCGTTACTATTAGAGCTACTGGTTATCTTAACGAAAGTAAAGCAGGCAAAAAGTATATTGGTCTTAACCTAGAGCCTGATTATAAAACTATGAAAGCTATTGAAGAGTCTGATGCTACTGATAGTGCGAGTCCTTCAAGTCCACCACCTACAAAACAAGAAGAGGATTTTCCTTTTTAAATTTGTGGCATTAGCGGTTTCTTAAAGTGTTGTCTGCTAAGTAAGTCCACTTAAACCTTACCTTTATTAATTATTACTTTTACAAAATGGAACAGACTTTTACAGTAGAGCAAATCACTCCTGATTTTGCTATTGATGTACTCTTAACAAAAAATAAAAACAACAGGGGCATCAAACCAGCAAGTCTTAAAAGACTTATCACAGCAATAGACAATGATGAATGGATTGTCACAAATCAAGGTATTGCTTTTGATACAGAGGGCAATTTACTAGATGGTCAACATAGACTTCAAGCAATCGTAAAAACTGGTAGAACATTGCCAATAATGGTTGCTAGAAATATGAATCCTAAAATATTTCATTGCGTTGATAAAGGTGTAGCGAGAACTGCTGCTGATAGCTTATTTATAGAAGGTTGTTCACAGCCATCAAGACTAGCTGCTGGTATTAAAGTTTATTTACTTTATAAAAGATTTCCTAAAGGTTCTTGGGCTAGTGCTGTTATGCCAACTCATTTAGAAATTTTTAATGAATATAACAACAATAAAGACTTATGGGATCATATTGTTTTGAAAATAAATATGTATCATAAAAAATTTCATTTTTTTACTATTAGTGTAGCTATTGCTATGTATAAGCTTATGGTTGACAAAAATTACTCTGAAGACGTTTGTGAGAAGTTTTGGACACAAATTTCAGAAGGAGCAAATTTAGAAATAGATAGTCCTATATTGTCATTTAGAAGTCAAATGATGTCTAAAGGTTTTAGACAAAGAGGTTCTTCTTCACAAAGACATTTATTAAATTCTTTCATAAGACTATTTAATTTCTGGACTGATGGTGTAACTAAAACAAGATTTGTAGCACCTCCAACTGACGTTTCATATGTTTTACAAATTAATCCACCAGTAACAACTGAAGCGGAGGGGGCAACTATTTAAGACCCCTCACTTTGAGTAGATTTTAAGCCAAATTAAGCTAAAATAGAATGAAATTATCTTTATCTATGCCATTAACATTTAATAGTAAGCAAATTGATAAGGTTGTTACTATCGACCAAATTCCACAACTTAGCAATCCTGAGATTCTTTTATTAAAAGATGAATTGATGATTGCTATAAACAATATGGATGATTATATTAAAAAATTTCAAGAAGAAAAAGCAGAATCTTACGACAAAAGTTGGCATCAAAAAGTAAGAAGAAAACAACAAGTTTGTAAAGCTTTTTTATCGCAACTAATAAATCTTGACCATGACGAAAGTTTGTTTCGATCTATTTACGATAAACATTTTTCAGAAATCATATTGCAATATATAGATAGGAACGAGTTTAGAACTATCCATAATAAAGCTAGATCATTAGCTATAGAAGAATTAGAGAAGATAACATGACACCAAGACAAAGTACCAAATCAGAACGTAAGCTTTTAAAGCTTAAAGAAAACAAATTAGAAGAATTAGCAAAAAAATTAGATTTAGATATTAGAGGCTACGATCATATTGTGCAATATGCAGACAATCATACTGCGAGTCTTCGTAGTGATTGGGTCGATGAAAACATTAGAACAATTATTATGAAACATAACTATCAAGTAAATAAAGTTGCATCTATGAAGATAAGAGACTTTAGTGATAAAGAACAAGAGGTAGCTGAAAATGCAATCGAACAACTTTAGAGATAAAGAAATACTAAATATGCCACCAGATCTGGAAGGTATAACAAGACCAGAAAAAGATAAAAAAACTAAAAAGTTTACTTTTTTAGTAAGAGGATTAGGTATTGGAGTTGCACCAATGAAAATATCTATAAATGCAGAAACTCAAGCGAAAGCTGTTAAATATATAAGAGCTAGATGGAAAGATTGTAGGCTTGAATTAGCATGACAAAACAACAAAAAATAGAAGCTGCTAAACAACGAATAGCAGAACTAGAACGACTTATTAAGTATTGGGGAAAGTAAAAAATCTTGTATGTCACACATTTAGTCTGCAAAGGACAAATCGGAGTCCAACCGATATATCATGGTCTAACAAACAAATTTCAAGCTTGGTATTATGATGGAAAAAATGTCTATCTCGGAAACATTTACGAGACAAGATCAGAAGCAGAAGAAGAAGCAAAAAAACTTAGGAGAGATCGTATGTTGCGGTAATCATGTGTTTAGAGTTATAAATGGAGAAAGACATTGGATTAGTACTCCCCCTAATGGTTATGAGGATAGAATTTGGCATAAGTGATGGCTTCTCTTAGATACCATGCAGGTCGCATGGTTCTTTACGAAGAAGAGCCGACAATATGGAGAGTAAAAATAAAAACAAAAAAAGGTAAATTAAATTTACCCTTACAAGCTAAAGAACTAGAACCTGCTCTTATTGAAGCAGAATATTTGTATGCTGATGCTAGATGTATGAGCAGAGATCATCCTTTATGTATAGATTGTATTCATCACCTAGTTATCAAAGCAGAGTGTGGTTTAGGGATGCCAGAAGGTAAAGCTAGTGGGGGGATTTGGGCAAAGGATTGCGCTTACTTTTGGGAGAAACAGAGTTAACTTCATTATATATTTTATCGATATGATCTCCAGCTTGATTTATTATTTTTACTAATCTAAAATTTTCTTTTGCAAAAGCACTTATTAAATCAGGAATATCATCAGGATCTATATATTCAAAAACCTCACGCAAAACCATTTCAACTTCAAATTCCTCTTCTAAGGAAATATCAGCCATTACCCAAGGTTCAACTTTACGTCTTTTTTTGGCTTGTTTGTTAAACCATCCAGACCAAGGCATTACAAGTTTCATAACAAGTTCCTCCAGCCTTACCCTAGCGTATTGGTTTGATAAGGCAACAAAGCTATACTTGGAGCAGTTACACTTAATTATCATGCCACCTTATGGGAAGGGTTCTTATGGAAGCAAAGTAGGCAGACCTCCAAAGAAAAAAAAGAAGAAAAAGTAATTATCTGCCCGGAAATAAAGCTTTTTCTAACATATCGCATAAGCGATCATCTACTGTATTATCAGTTTTCTTAACCATTGCTCGTATTATATCTAATGCGAGTTTTTTTATTGCAGAGCCACGAAGAAAAGCAAACAAGATTGGTTTTATAATTTTTAGCATTGTTATTAGTAAAATTGCTAAGTTAATAGTAGCTCATTCCCTACATCCGAGCTATAACCTCTCTTATTGGTGGTCGGTAAGAGAGGTTATCTTCTTGGCTTAATTTCTACTACAGCAAGTTCCACTTCTTTTAAACGATGAAATACTTCTTTCATATCATCATGCATATTATCAATCTTATCTGTTAATAATTCTATAGCTGTTGTATTTCGCACGAGATCATCTCGTGATTGTCTACCTCTATAAGAGATTGAGCCAACAGAGACAAAACAAGCTGTTAATAAAGCCCCACCTACTGCTGCAACTACCTCTACCACTTTACGAGTCCTCAATATATGTCTATTATACAGAAAAAGGCTATGACAGAACAGAAAAAGAAAAATCCACTTCAAAAGTTAAAAGAAGGTTTAGACGATAAAGAAGAACAACTCGCAATCATTAGCTTGTTTGTCAGGCTTGGTGTAGTAGTTTGGAGTGGATTTATAGTATCTCTTAATTACATTGAACTTCCGGGTTATAGTAACGAACCAAAAGATATTACGTTCCCTGCGAGCTTATTAACTGCTGCGATTTCGACATTTGGTATTGAGGCATCTAGAAAAAATGGTAGTAAAAAAGACGACAAAGTTGCCGAAAATCAAGGTATGGTGCAGACTATAAGGGTAATAACACCTATAAAAATAGAAGGTGCTGAAGTAATCGACCCCAAACCTAAAAAATGAAAAGACTTTTACCGTTTTTGTTTCTTGTGTCAACACCAGCTTATGCAGATCTTTCTCATAGTATTACTAGTTCTACAAAGTTAACAGTAGGCGGTGCAAGCACTACTGCTGACCGTATAGGATCTAGCTACTCAATTAGCGGTACAGGAGTTGATACTACACATGGTTCTGGTGATAATGCTGTAGCTAATGGAATTGGCGCACTTGTAATCAGTAGCGGTGTAGGTACACCTCCTGACCTTACAGTCACCCAAGACGTACCTGCCAATTCTTTCAGTTTTTCTCAATCTTTTAATCAAGCAGATGCTATAGCAGGGTCAGCAGTCACTACAGGTGCTGCTGCTAATTTTTCTGACATAACGTCTATAGCTGGAGGAACTGCTGGTACTTTGGCTGGAACAATTACTTCTGCTGGAGCAGTTACACTTACGGCTGGAGGACATAATACTGAAGCACTTGGTCAAATAACCTCTATATTATTAGTTGATTAACTAAAGATATGTATAGCTATGCAATTTTGCTAAGTCTTTTTAGCGCACCTGTATATGCTCAAAGTGTAATTCCTAATTTCAATCAAGGTGTGCTTACTCAAAGATCAGAAACAAAAAGTACTGTGGTTGAGGACATAAAAAGTTTTGAAATAAATAATGGATACCAACTAACTGTTGGTGGTGAAAATGTAAAAAGCTCAACAGGTAATGTAGCTCCTGATGGATGGACAAAAATAGATACAACAATACAAGGCACAGGTACTACTTATGTATCACCTAATTTAGATAACAAGCCAACATTTAGTATTGTCAACGAAGGAGAGTCGTTTATGTATTATGAAACCCTAGAATCTCCCGGAATCACTAACTATACCCATATTATTAGGACTACTGAAATAGAAAATATAACTGATACAACCAGTACTTTTAGTCAATGAAGAAATATTTATGTTTAATACTTTTCTTTAATAATCCTGTTTTTGCAAACTCTGTAAATACAACCAGCAATTCCTCTGGAAGTGTTGTAAACCAAGCGGTACAAGTAGTACCTTCAAGAAATTTCAGTTATCAGATGAATACTATCTCTTGCCAAGGAGCTACTTTAAATATTTCTCCATTTGTTTCTACTACTTATGGCTTTGCTTCTCCATACGAAACACATTATGAAAGACCTATTTACAGCAGAAAAGATATTGAAGGCGATTTCGATGACGAAAATAATCCTATTGGGGATGGAGATGTAGATGCTGGTTATAGAGGAGAGGTTTTATATTTTGAACAAGTTAGAACAGGACAAAAACAATCTAATGTATCTATTAATGGAGGTATTACAGCTACATTTAGTATTCCATTAGATCGAGAGCCAATAAAAGAATGTCGTAAAGCGATGAAAAAACAAAACGAATTATATGATGCATCCTTAGCGGCAAAGCGTTTGAATTTTGAAATGAGTAGAGCAAAAACCTGTGTAGATAACTATAAGAATGGGATTAGGTTTAAAGAAGGTACTCCAATGGCAAAATTATGCGAAGATGTAGAAATGTTGGATTTTGAGTCGCATACTCATAAAATCATAAAAAAAGACCCTTCAGATTGACCTGTAAGGGGCTTGTAAAAAAGCTTGTTTATGTTTGTACCTTGCAAAAATAAGATTTTAGGCGGTAAACAAGTAGGGTAAGACTTGTCTACCTAGACACCTTATTCTTCGCCAAGATAAATAAGGTTTTTTTATTCTAATTAATTTTACTCTTAATTGGTTTCTTCCCAGAAAATTTTGTTCCTTTTTTTCCGATAGCTTTTTTAATTTTAGTAACGACTTGCTTGGTGAGAGGTTTTAGTATTTTGTTCAAGATTGGAGTTAAGGTTGCAGCAGTTGTTGCCACAATTGTTATTGCAAATGTTGTTGATACTGTATTAATACTTGGAAGATATTTTTCTACTGCTGTTGTTGGTTCATATTGAACTACACATTCTTTAGTTTCTTCTATATATTTAAAGCCAACAACTTTTTCTGTACCTTTTGCATTTAGATCACCAATTCTAGGATTGTTTTTTTTAGGATCTGGACAAGGTGTTTTTTCTTCTAAAACTTTTGGAACCTCTGGTTGTTCTACATCGGTCTCAGGTTGTTCTACATTTGTTGGAGGTTTTGCTTCTTCTACAAGTAATATTTTTTTCTTGTCATATTGCAATGGCACATAATATGGTAAAGGACATACTAATTTATTACCACTCGGATCATCTACAAATAACTGACTATTTTTTGTCCCATCATTTCTAAGCGTCACACAAGGCATTGTTAATGCTGGTGGAAGTGTCTTAGTTATATGAGGTGTACTAGGTAATGATTGCTCTACAGGAATATTAATTATTGAGATGCGTGGTATTGCCGTATTAGGAATAGTATTAATCAAAGGCATCTCTTTTCTTAAGCACCTCTACTTCCGAAAAACATTTAGAACAGGATAAGTTGGTCATAACTGAAAACTCAGGATAACCAACCATCCCATCTTCAATATCAATATCACCACCTACTATTAATTCTGTATTGCACCAATAACAGTTCATTTAATCTATAAATTTTATTTGTTTTTTAGGTATTGGTAAAGATGGCCCTGTCATTTCTGGTAAACCCTTATCTAAGATTTTAGGCATAAGTCCTTGTACATTACCGAGAACTTTATTCATCATCTTTGCTTGAAACTGTTCTGATGTTACATATTTATATCCAAAGTACGCTCCACCACTTATGGAAGCTACCATTACAAATGAAACAATACTCAGAACATTAGCAATTTTATTAAACATGAAAATACTATCAGTACCTATGACAATTATAACCTTAACAGGAATCTGTGCATTAGCACCTATTTATCTAACTTTAGGTGTGCTAGTTAGAAAGCAACACCTGTAGCTTGTACTGGAGTATTTATAAGATCAATCTCTGCTTTTAGTCCAGCTTCAAGAGCAGTAACAGCATCCGTTCCAAGATAATCTTTTACCCAAGTAATCATGGTTGCACTGTCTGGTGTCTTTGCAGAAGTGTCATAAGAAACAAAGCCAGAAGGTAATGAACTAGGTTTGGTATAAACTACCTCTCCTGTACGTCTTGCTTTTTCTTCTGTGCCGTCCATTCCTTTTACTCGATAGACAACATTAGTAAAGTAACCATCAGCAACATCTCTTTTACAAGCAGTGCCGTTGATTTCCCATGTGTAAGTGATAGCCATGATAACTTAAATAGAATTTACTTTTATTCTACAACTTCTGTTGTAGTTTGACTTACTCCTTCTTCTTCTTTTACAAGTTCAGCTAATTCATCATATTTATACTTTGCAGCTTTAAATTGTTCATATGTCATCTCAATATTTTCTTTTTCTTTTTGATTAGCTTCATTTCTAAGCTTATCAATTTCTGCTTTTACAGCATTGAACTTATCAGCAAGAGCTTCCGCTTCTGCTTTACGTTTTTCGCACCTTTCAGATAACTTTGACATAAAAAATATGTAATTATTTTAAAGTGTAACTACTAGAACGCATTACGGCAATACGGTTTAACCTGCCTCTAACGCTGCGACTTTAGTTTCTAATACTTCTATTTTTGCTATTGCTTCCTGTAATGCAGCAGTTAATAAAGGTACAAGTTTACTTTGATCTATTCCCTGCATCCTATCTGAATCATCTTTTTCACCAAATATAGCTTCTGGTACTGATGGTGTTACTTCATGAGCAAAGAACCCATCAACTGTTTTAGATGGTTCAGATTTAAAGTTAAATCTATATGGTTTTAAAAGTTTTAATCTTGTGATTCCATCTGATATTGCAACCTCATTTTCTTTTAATCTATAGTCAGAGGCGGTGTTATAAGCAACAGTTGTAGCTCCTGTATTAACAATTTCACCACATATTGTCGCATTTCTTCTGAATTGAATTAAATCACCACCATTGTCATTTCTACAAACTTGAACAGTTTCTCCAGTAGCATCACGACTAAAAATAGCACTGTCACCACCTCTTATTGAATGACCATTGCCTGTACTCCCAGCACTTGTTCTTCCTATGAGTACATTTCCAGACGATAAACGCATCCGTTCTGTAGAGTCAGTATCAAAAGCTATACAGTGAGTAGTAGGTCTTCTAATACCCTCAGAACTCATTGCAGAGCCAATGTTATTACTAAAGTAAAAACCTCCAGCTTTTACTTCTGCATCTGTCGGCCCAACTAAAAGACCCCCTGTAACCGTAGCTCCAGTTGAAGTTGTTTCAAAACGCTTTACGTTGTCGAAGTAAAATTCATTATTTGCACCAACATTAAATCTTGCTAATTCTCCAGTTGCATCTTTTCTTAAGAAAATACCACTTGTAGAAGTAGTTAAAAATAATCCTCCTCCAGTATTTTGAATCCCAGAATTTGTACCATCATGAAAAATTTGTAGGTCTTGCGAATCACCAAATGTTATACGATCATCAGAAGCAGAGGCACTGTCTCCTATACTAATATTATTACCATTGGTATAAAGAGTGCTTAATAATTGAACTCCAGCATTAACAACTCTAAGTCTTTCTGTTCCGTTAGTTTTAAAGTCTATAGTATCGTTAGCAGAAAAATGAATTAAAGTATTTGTATCTCCTTCATGCAATAAAGCACCAGCAGTAATAATATCGTCTGCTGTTACAGTACCATCTACATCAATTCCACTTGAGGTTGTCTCTAGCTTCTTCGAGTGGTCATAAAAAAGTTCTACT